CTCATCAGGTACATGGGCTTTCCTCAAGATGGATACAAACTTCACAAAATAAATTGGTTATAATTGGTTATGAAAGAATACGAAATTGATATGTATGGCAACGCCGGCATCTACCTTGCCGATGGCAATACCTTCACCTTCCAGCTAGGTGAAGGCGACTCCATCTTTGGTGCAGACCAGCTCTTCCAGTCACCACTCCTGGAGTCTCCATTCGGTGGTACGTTCTGGATGCAGCAGCATCACTATCTTGGCATACAGGGATATCAGGTGTTGATGCGTGGCTACAACAACCAGCAATGCGACGAAGTGACCAAGGAGATCAAGGAGAACCGACTGCTCCCTCGTCTCTATTCTAAGGAGATTAAAATGCTCTATGGTCACGGACTCGCCGTGTACAAGCAGGCTATTGAGAACGGTAAGCTGGTACGCAAGTACGAGGAGCAACCAGAAGTAATGGAATGGCTCGACTCCTGGAGCTCACGCGGCATCCCTTCAGTCGAGGAGTTCTGCAAGACCTGTATCAAAAACTTCTATTACTTTGGAGACTTCTTCGTTAAGTGGCGCTTCACCCGAGGCAAGGTGATAGGTATGGGCAAGCCGGTTGCTGCCCTCGAAGCCATGGAGAACCGTTACTGCCGACTGGCAACTACCCGCCAGGATGTTGCTTCAGAATTGATTTCGTACGGAGACTTCAAACAGGTTGTAGTAGGGCGATTCTCCTATGGCTTATCGAGTTACTCGGTTTATCCTAAGTTCAGCTTTAACGAAGTTGACAACTACCGGTATGCTGCGATCTCTCATCACAGAGAGAAATCAGTAGACGAATTCTATGGCGCCAACGAGACGCATCAGGGAGCTCGCCCGTACATCCAAGGTAGTAACAAGACAGCCCGATACATTAACAGTTTTCTGAAAAACTCACTTGCTGCAAAGGTGCATGTCATTATTCCTAATGCCTGGATCCAGAGCAAGCGCACCCAGATGACCAAGCTCTGCGAGGAGAACAAGCGACGCAAGGCAAAGGGCATGGAGTTACTGAAGTATAACGGTATCGATATTGGTACAGACTTCAAGGAGTCGTGCATGGTCCGGTATGTTCGTGACGAGGTACGCAAGTTTAGCACTTATTTGTCAGGTGCAGACAACCAGGGCAAAGGTTTCTCTTCCATCTCATTCATGGATGCGCAGGGACACGAGCAGTCGTGGAAGGTGGAGACCATCGACCTCAAGTACAAGGAATATATCGAGGCGCTCATCTCCTACGACAAGCGTACCGAGCAAGCCCTGCTGTCTTCGGTAGGTCTCGATGCAGCCATATCTGCAGTAGATAAGGATGGCGTCATCTCGAAGAGTGGAAGTGATACCTATTATAATTATCTCATCTACATCATGTCGCTCACCTCAGAGGACGAAGTCTGCGCAGAACCGCTCAACTGGGCGTTGCGCATGAACTTCCCGGAACTCTACAAGCAGGGCTGCAGACTCGGGTTCTATCGCGAGGTCCCACAACGGCAGGAAGATATAACACCATCCCAACGACTTAACCAGCAACAGGTATGAACAAGAAATTTCAACTCAATCAACTCTTCGCCAGTTATGCGCAGTTCTGCAACTGCGCACCTGGTGCAGATACAAGCGCCGACTTCGACAGCCTTCAGGGTTCTGCCGTAGCCGCACGTAAGCGTATTGTTGCCATTATCGGCAACAATACGTTCTCTGATATTGTGAGCATCGAAGAAGAAGAGAGTGGCATCAAGGATTTTCTCCGCGCTGCCATGGCGAACCTTACGCTAGCTACCCAGATTATCTTCGATGCCGTGAACCGCAGAAAGAACGATATCAATCTCTACAAGTACGAAATGGAAGGCATGAAGCGCTCCTACATGGAGAACTACTTTAATGCGATGGATTCGTTGATTTCCGAACTTACGGAAGAGATAAGTGCCGATGATCCTGCCGATATCCGTCTTGCCATGGAAGACTGGCGCAAGACCAATTACTACAAGATGCTCAGTAAGCTGAAGGTAGATACTGCCGATGAATTCGATGAAATTTATCCTATCGACCTCTCGTATCTCTTCTTCTTCCGCTGTGTTCCTCTTCAGAAGGAGGTGCTCGACGAAAGCATAGGCGCCTACTTCGACCGACTCGAACAGGGAGGAGAAGACCAGACGTTTGCTGAGTTTGCCCAGAAGGCGCTGCCTATGCTCAAGCGTGCTCTGGTAAAGAAGACCGTGGCGAAGGCTCTCAGACGTTTCGATATCCTGGAGTTCCCTGCCACCATCCGCAACCTCTTCGATGACAATACCGCCACCCGCTCAGGCAGCGACGAGGCAAGCCGTGCACTCCAGCTCGCCACGCAGCTAGACGGGGAAGTGGAAGATCTGCTGCATAATGTGGATATGCTCCTCGATGCTCAGGAAGGAAACGATTTCCTATCCTTCTCTGCCGAGAACCGTCCGGACGACAATATGTATTTAATGCCATAAGCTTATGAAAAAGACGATAACAGTAAGGGCAAACGGAATAGAGCATGAAATTCCGAACTCGTGGGAACTACTCACTTCTGACCAATATCTGAAGCTGGTGGAACTGCTTTCTCTCATGGAGAGTGGGCAGTTTTCCCCAGGCGCCGTGAAATGTCTGTTCCTCTGCTACATGAAGGGATGGAACCTGAATAAGATTAAGCGCGATGAGCGAACTCTGGAGAACTTCATGTCTATAGCCAGTCAGCTTTCGTTCATCTTCCAGGAGAAAGATGATAAGTTCGTGCTCGATCTCTGTTTCTGCCGGCAGCAGTTGCCGATTGTCTTTATCGACAAGAAAGCCTATTATGGTTACGAGGTCAATACAGATTTCAAGTCGCTCACCTGTTCGCTCACGGCCCTTCAGTATATCGAAGCGCGCCAGCTGCTCGATATGGGCGAGGAAAGTCTTCCTCTGCTGGCTGCGATACTCTACTTCGACAAGAAAGTATATTCTTCGGAAGAGGCGCAGAAACTCGCTCTGAAGTTCAAGAAACTGCCTGTCAACACACTCCGGGCGATAGCCTTGAACTTTACTGCAGTAAATAATTTCCTCTTCTCGAAGACTGAATTTTCCCTGCTCACCAAGTTCATACCCAAGGAGGGCAGCAGTATTACTACCGATGCAACCGATGCGCTCTACGATCTCTCCAAGGATGGACTGGGTAATGCCAGTCAGGTAGAACAACTGAACGTGCTTACCTATCTCCGTATTCTCAGGAAGAAGACCATCGAGGGAGTGAAGAGCCTGAAGGCTACCGGTATGGAGTTGGCCAAGATAGCAGACGAGGTAGGGTTACCTCTGGAGATAGTTAAAAAGATTATATAACTAAGGCAGGGAAACACTCTCTGCGACAAAATTATAAAAGCCTATGTTATTGGATTTATTCGAATATTTCGCCAAATTTCCTGCTACTGCAGGAGTTACGAAGGGTATTGCCAACAAGGGCGAGAGCAGTATGGAAGAATATGCTACCGTGCTCAAGGCAATCAAGGATATGCCCGAGAAAGAATTGGTTCCGGAGATAGAAAACTACGTTTACGGCCAGTCGTTCGACGAACTGAAGCAACGCATCGATAAGCTTACCGGTTCCTTCCTGTTCGTAGATTACGGAGAAGTGGATATGCAGAGCGATGGGCGCCGGAGTTTCCAATGTACCCAGCGTATAGCCGTGACTGTAGCGATGAAGTTATCTGCCCATGCCGATATGCTCGAACGAGTCATAGCCAACGACCGCACCCTTCAGATGCTTTCGAAGGTTCACGCGCGCATCATGGCAGATGTGGAGACTGAAGGACTCTACTGGATGGACCGGGAGAGCGTTACTACCTGCGAGATTATTCCGTTCGTATCTGCAGAACTCCAGAGCTACGGCTGGACCCTCATGCTATCTGCCACAGGTGCAGATATCCTCGATGTTCACCGGATGTCGCGAGATATGGCACGCTAGCGTCCTTTGCGGTTCCGGAATATTTGCGTAATTTTGCAATGTCTAAAAAACATAAGGCCGAAATGTTATGAAACAATATAAACGAAATATACCGATGATAGCAATCACCTCGCTCCCTCTGACCGCTGTGTCGGAAGGGTTCCAGTATGTGTATCAGGACTGGGAATTCGCCAAGTGGATAGCGATAGCCGTCTCTATCGATACCTTCCTGGGTGTGTGGAAACATCTTATTCACAAGGATGCGTCTAGCGAATCCTTCTTCTCCAGGTTCACGAAGAAGATTGTAATCTACATCTTCCTGATGATCCTGAGTAATTTTGCAAGTCATGCCACCGTAGAGGGCTCTACCGTTGGCGCGATGCAATGGATAGGAACCTATATCTGCGTGTTTATGATGGTACGCGAGATATTCTCCATTATTGAAAACATACAGGCTATATATCCGATATTCCCGAGGAACTTCGTAAAGCACATGAAGGACTTTAACGACAAGGGAGACTACATCGGCGGCGGGCCTATCAACTTTTCGGAAAAAGATGCGCCCGATGATGCATAATTAGGTATACATTATTATAATATATATAAAGGTATGGCAAGTAAAGCTCAATTAGCCTTCGCCCGTCAGGTGTACGCTGCGGCCGTGGAGGCAAAAACAGAAATAGATCCCGCCTTCGTTACTGCCCAGGCGATGCTTGAGACAGGATGGGGCGCCAGGGTTATCGGTAAGGCTAACCTCTTTGGTATTACCAAGGGCAGTCAATGGGACGGAGATATCGTCATGGTGAAGACTCACGAATATTTCAAGACTCCCAAACAGAAGTTCAAGGAGCCAGACCGCATCGTCTCCGTATGCAAGGTTGCCGGCAAAAATCTCTGGTATTATACCGTGATGCGTGCCTTCAAGGATTTCGACTCTATTGGCGACTGTCTGAAGGAACATGAACGTCTCTTCCAGAAGCCGGGCTATAAGGATGCCTGGCCATACCGCAAGGACCCGTTCAAGTTTGCCCAGAAGATATGCGACGCGGTAGGGTGCAAGTACGCTACAGCTCCTACGTACCTCACCACTATTACCTCGATTATCAAGACAATCCAGCGGAAGTGTGTATAGATTTTAAGTATTTTTGTTGTTATTTGTTGTTAGTGTGAATAGGTTTATAGGTTTTATTAAGGTTATTTTTCTAGTGCTGATTCCGCTCGCCCTGGTTGTGGCATTCAAGGAGTGTCACGACCTCAGAGGCGAGTCGGAGCGCACGAGAGAGAATCAGGATGTACTCCTTCACAACGGCAGGGTAGAGATAGGACGGACGCAGTCAGGCAGGCCAAGAGCTTCCGTGCAGGCGATCACGTTGAAGACGTCTGATCTGAAACGCAGTCCGGACTCTCTCCTTGCCGTTAATAAGAAGGAACTCAAGATAAAGAACAGCCGGATCGTGGCGGCAGCTACAACCTCTACCACCACCAGGGTAGACGTAAAGGCAGCCATCCGGCCGGTTCCTCACGATACATGCAGTCGGCTTCTTTCCGGTTCCTACCGACCGCCCGACGTCTCGCAGACGGTTTCCTGGAGCGATCCATGGATAACCCTGCGGGGCGAAATCGAGGGCGACAGCATGCGGGTGCATATCGAGAGTCGCGATACCCTTCAGATGATTGTTCATCGTGTGCCGAAGAAGTTCCTCTTCTTCCGCTATGGGACCAAGGGTGTCCGAATGGATGTGGTGGGCCAGAACCCGCACTCCCGGCTCTCTTATCCAAGGATTATCATGTTTAAGAAATAGTTTAAGCGTTTATAGGTATGTGTAGTTAGGCTGAATTTTATATTAGATGTATCTTTTTTATACTCATGATTATTAGTTACAGTTATGATCTTCTAACATTGCACAAGCGTGTGTTCTAATTCTCATATGGAAATCTATCGTTCTTGTTGTAGAGTACGGTTTTCCAAGTTTATAAAGTTATCAAAATTATCAGGAAGCCCCGGTGCGAGATGCATCGGGGCTTTTTTCTTGCTGTTTTCTGAAAATAATCAGCAAAATGTTTGATGGTTCCAGATAAAAGTGCTATCTTTGCAGGCGTAATGATGACATTGAACTAAGGTTGCGTGCAGATTGAGCAGAGTTTGTACATAACAAGTGAAAAGAAATACAGCTGTGTGGCTCGTGCTGAAGGACTGCTCTCCGGATGCACGAGCCCTTTTTTATGATTATGAGACCAACAGACGATGACGACTGGATTCCTCAGCGTGGAGGTGGAGACGACCGCTCAAATGGCGGAACCGTGATACATCCCAAGAGCAGAGGCTAGAAACGAGATGACGGTGATGATGGTGGCTACGATAACAGTACACTTGATCACCGTCATCGCTTTTTCTATATGGTCGCAGCGGTTGGCAAGAATACTCCTGTTGCGGTCGATGATTTCCTGGTTATAGCTGATGGCATCGAGCAGGGTATTGACGGAGTATATGGCGTTCATCTCTTCCTGGTTATGCCCATTCTTCAGAAGTCTGTCGATGTTTTCCTCCTGTATCATGTTCCTGGGCTCGTTGCCTGTATGCCTGAAAGGGTGAATCCATAGAACCTGGTTTATCATAATGTATAGCGCAATAAAGATGCCTGCCCACAGAACAGCAGCGGTAGAAAGTTGCCATAAAGACGGGCTGGAGAATACAAACGCCGTGAGGGCGATGAACACCGTGAGCAGGAATCCTGCCATGGTGTAGGCGCGATCGGTAGATTTGCGGAGCTGCTCAAGCGTGCTGCTTGCCAATCTGTCTGAGCGCTCCAGGATGATGCGAGCTGTATGCTCGTTCAGGTTCTTGCGAACCTTGCCGGTTATTATCTTTTCCATACCTTATATATATTAATAGGTGAAACATTTCTTTTCTGCAAAGATACACTTTTTCCCGCTCATTCTCTACCTTTTCATGAATAGAAAGCTTAAACATAGTTAATACTACGATTTTTCGTATAAAATATTTGGCTACTACGAAAAATAGTAGTATCTTTGCATTGTCTTAAAATAAAACGATATGAAGAAGATTTTAGTAACAGAAAAAGAGGAAGAACTGATAGAAGCTATCAGAAATTTCCGGAAGTCATACCCTAGAGGTAACCCACAGTTATTATGGTACGCTCAGCAGCTGTTTGATGAGCTGATTGAGCCACCAGAGTATTACACCAAGTATTAACAACGCTCTCCCTTCGGGGAGGGCATTAAAAAACATAAGATTATGGAAGTAACAATGAAGCAGGCTAAGGACAGCACAGTAAAGCAGCGCATACAGGATATCCAGATGACGGTATCATGGCGCGAGATAGCACATACTTATTTCGGAAAATCGGCATCATGGCTTTATCATAAGCTCGATGGCATCGACGGAAATGGTGGTGTAGGTGGTTTCACCGAAGAAGAGAAGGTAATGCTCCGTGGAGCACTTTGCGATGTTTCCAATCGCTTGCGTGCGGCTGCGGACAGAATATAATGAGGCTGGGGTCATCGTTCCCCATAAGACAGAAGTCGCCATAGCCTTGTGGCGCATCAGCCCCGGTGCAGCAACGCATCGGGGCTTTTCATTCTCATTTTCAAGTTTTTTGTGTTAAATACCCGCTTTCGTTTGTTCTGTTCAGAAAATAATAGTATATTTGCACCGTGAGAATTAGTAACAGAACGCGGACACTCAAAAATAAGGAAGATATGAGAATACTTAATAATTTACTGGAAGGGTTGATCAGCTTGGGAAGACTGGGCGGAGACAACAGCCTGTTCAACGATTATCTGAAGGGCGATAATGCTTCAGATCTGAGAAAGGACTGGGAGGCCATCGGTAATGATATGAGAAAGGTTATGAACTTAAAGCAGAAGTCGGCTTATGTCAGATAAGAAAGAATGTAGCGGAGAGATGATTCCTGCCAATATCAACGATATCCTGGAGGAACTTCCGGAAGACAAGCGGAAGGTGATTGTTTCTACGATGCTCGCCATTGAGGAGCGGTCGTACAGCGGACCTCTTCCTTCGCCCGAAGATTTCAAGGCATACGAGCAGACGCTGAAGGGTTCCACCGACCGCATCATGTCGATGACCGAGAAGCAGGTAGATCATCGCATCGATATGGAGAAGACCATTGTGAAGAAGAAGTTTTTCCAGAGCACGCTGGGGCAGGTTCTTGCCACCATACTCATCCTCTTCTTCGGTTTTATATCCTATAGCCTTGCCATGAATGGCCATGATACCGTGGCCGGCATTATAGGCGTAACCACCGTAATAGGTCTTGCTGTGGTATTCGTATTGAATAAGATTCCGCCGATTTATCAGAAAGGCGAACAATAACATATCAGCCCCGGTGCAGCAATGCATCGGGGCTTTTTCATTCCCCAAATCACCCCGATTTTATGCTCTACAGCATATTTAAGTGTTAATTATTCTCATCGTGAGAAAATTTTCCGATTTTTATTTGGCGGTTCCGGATTTTCTTCTTACCTTTGCCAACGCTAATAAGAAGATTGTAATCAATCCGGCTGGGTGACCGTTATCGCCTATGGCTTCTAGCCGCAGGCTTTTTTTATGCCTAATCGGGAAAAATATTTTTCCTAACTGGGAAAATATATTTTCCTAACTGGAGAAATTATTCTCGCAATAAATGGCGGCTGCATGAACCGTAAGAATTGAAATATCCATCCGGATGAGTCATCTTCTTATTAGCAACGGGGAATGCAGCCGCCACCCTTTTTGTACAATCGGCTGTTAATGCTAATAAGAAGATGCAATATGCAGAATTCTATTTTAATTAGTGATGCTCAGGTGCGCCCTGCAGGCATCAGCGTAAAGGAGGGCATCAAGGCCCTCAAGTGTGAAATCAGGAAGCTCGCCAAGACCAGGAGCGAGACCTTCTCCTACCTTTGCGGGGAGGCGGTTACGTATGGCGAAGTAGCTATGACCATGGCAGGTTTCTTCGCCTTCATGGCAGTAGCTGTATTAGGTGGCTTTCTTATGGGAGGGGAGGTGATGTAGCTATGGATAAGATTGATATGCTTAAAGATGTAGCTGAACGCCTTGCCGAGTACAAGATGTTCTATCCCGACACTACGATTACCCGTGTAGGTCTCGCAGACAGCAATTTTATCTCTCACAAGGATTGTCTGGAGCTGAGCAAGATGGTATGCCACATGACGCATAGCGGACTGCTTCAGTTCAAGATATTCAAGAACAGAATGTACATCTTCAAGTCGAGAGAGTTTCTGAAGGTGGCAGACGGTTTCAAGAAGGGAGCCAAGGTAAGGTTCCATGATCCCCGCACGCCCGATGACCACCGTGAGAGCGTAATTCTTGCCGACGGGCTGCGCTATGATGGCGGCATTCCTTTCATCTGGACTGAGGGCAGCGATGCCGACTGTTTCATGGAGTGCAACACCTTCGCGGTATATTGGCGCCCGGTAGAGGAGGACGGAAAATAACTGTCTTTTTCAGGTTGGAGAAAAGTGAGTAATTTTGCAGTATAAATACTATCATTTATTGATTATGGATACAGACAGGCAAAATAACTACACAGGCTATCTAGGCTATTTATCATCTTGCGGGGCAACCTATCGCAAGATAGGGCTTGCGGCAAAATACGTCCTCATCTTCCTTGAGGAAGCTGACGAGTTAAGTCGCAGGGGCTACCGGAGGTACAAGCAGGCTCATGCTTCAGAACTCTCCACCATGCCCGGTGCCACCGATGCCATCCTCGACTTTCTGTCGTTCATCGGTGTGGGCTACAGCCGGGCGAAGCGCAAGGTGAAATCGCTGGAGAAGAAAGAAGATATCTGTGCCCGAAACGAGAAGAAGGTGAACGAGTTCATCGAATGGCTGGACACAGAGTCGGATGCCAGCGAACGCACCCGTGAAACCTACCGTTTTGCTATCAGGAGTTTCTTTTCTTATGCCGACGAGTTCAGCCAGGAAAACGTGAAGCGGTTCCTGAAGACGCTGGAAGAGCAGAAGATGAAGCCCGCCACCATCAACAACCGCATGTGCGCCCTGGTGAAATACTCCAAGTTTGCGAAAAAGCCCATTTCCGTGAAAAGGGTTAAAACTCAGCGCAAACTCTCTACAGACAATATACCTACGGAGAAGGAGTATCAGGCGCTGCTGGCTTATCTGAAGCAGAAACCCAACCGGGACCCTTACTACTGGCTGAGGATTCTTGCCACTACAGGCCTTCGCCTGCATGAGTTCATGAAGCTCTCGTGGGAGGATGTAGCCAATGGGGAGGTGGTTCTGAAGGGTAAGGGCAGCAAGTTCCGCCAGGTGTTTTTTCAGAAAAGCCTTCAGCAGGAGGTGAGGGAGTATATGAAGGAGACGGGCAGGACGGGTCATCTCTGCATGGGCAAGTATGGTCCCATGACCGACAGAGGTTTCTCTGAAAGACTGAAGAGTTGGGGCGACCATCTGGGCATAGCCCGTAGCAAGATGCACGCCCACGCCTTCCGCCACTTCTTTGCCAAGCAGTATCTCAAGAAGAACAAGGACGTGACGCAGCTTGCCGAACTCCTTGGCCATAATAGCTTAGACACAACAATGATTTATCTACAGAAAAGTCATGACGAACAAAAAAGAGACTTTAATAGAAATGTTACGTGGTAACATAGCGAACGTTCATGCAACTTGTGATTTATTCAAGGATGTGAGCATCTACGATGATACCGGCCATGTAGATTTATCCTTCTTAGAGTTAATGTTGAAATTGCTCAACGAAGTGAAATCTGCAGAGCTGTGTCTCACCCGGAAGCTTTCCTATCTGCTTGCTCCTGACTTCGCAGACGAAACCGAGGGCAAGTCTTCCGGCAAGCAGGACGGGAAGAAGCTGCCAGCAGAGGAAGTCCTCAAGCAATGTACGTTCAAGGACAATATACTCTATCTGCCCAATGTGCAGCTGAGCAAGAAGACCTATGCCGACGTGAAGCTCTGGATAGAGGAAGCCGGCGGCAAGTGGACGGGCGGCAAGGTGCAGGGCTTCAGCTTCGACTTCGATGCCACCCGAGTGGCAGGCATACTGATGGAGGGCAAGCGGTGCAATCTGGCCAAGGACTTCCAGTTCTTTGCCACGCCACCCGAGGTTGCCGACTGGCTGGTATCGCTGGCAGGCGATTTCAGTCCCGACTGCAAGGTTCTGGAGCCTAGTGCAGGAACAGGATCCATCATCGATGCCATCCACAGGGTGCAGCCGGACGTGGTAGTAGATTGCTACGAGCTGATGCCGGAGAATAAGGAGAAGCTTTCCAAGCTGGATCATATCCGCCTGCTAGGCGACGACTTCACCCAGGCAGAGCACCTTTCGGAGTACGACCTGATAGTGGCCAACCCTCCCTTCTCGAAGAACCAGGACATCAGGCACGTGATGCAGATGTACCAAGATCTCAAGCCCGGCGGAACCGTGGCAGCCATTACTTCAAGGCATTGGCAGCAGGCTTCTGAAAAGGTATGTAAGGATTTCCGCGCATTCCTGGAAGAAGTTTCCGCCCAGGTTTACGAGATAGAGGAAGGCGCCTTCAAGAAGAGTGGTACGGGCGTGGGAACTATCGCTATCGTGATTAATAAGAAATGAGTGAAAAATAGCCAAACATCACTCATATGTTTGTCCTTTGACACACAGCAAAGATTTCGTACCTTTGCACCGTGAGAATTTTAACACAAAAAGAATTATGAGACAAATTAAGAACAAACATCGCAGGCGCACGCATCTGCTTGTTAATGTAGTACTGAGAACGTCCTGGTTTCAGTACACCGGCCGTCAGATGGGTCCGAACAAAACCGAGACAATGTGCTGGCTCGACAAGAACCGTAGAGGAAGAATCCGCTGTTACAATGACCGGAAAAATGACCGTGCCATCATCGTCTGGCTCGACGGCAGGTATTACTCAGCTCCTAATACGCGGGGCATATACCTGGAGAGAATCAGCATGAACATGGCAGAGTATAAACGATTAAATTCACATTAATAAATTATGAGTACCAATCAAGAACAGAATATCAATACTCAGGCAGCAGCCGAGGTAATGACCACCGACGAGTTTCATCGTCAGCTAGTAGAGAACACAGAGGCTATTAATAAGGAACGTGAGGAGTATGAGCATAAGCGCTCAGAGCTTCAGAAGGACCTCGATGACCAGAAGACCTTCTGCCAAGGCGCCAACCGCGAGCTTCAGCAACAAAAACTTGCGTTTAAAATGCTTGTCAACGGCAAGCAGAAAATATTCGAGCAGACAGAGTGCAACATCCGCGAAACCCTCAGCCAGGCGAACAAGGAATTCAATGAGAAGTATGCTAAACTGAAAAGCGAGCATTCTCTGAAAAACCTGCAACTTCAGAATGAGCGCCACAAGATTTTCGAGGCTTACCGCAATTCGGGGGGGCAAACCTTGCCGAAGACTCTCAGCAGATGTACCCGGAAGGATGGTGCCGGCCAAGGCCTAAAGATGGAGGAGTAGAATAATGGGACAGAAGAAAAAATATTCAGTTGGTATAGATAAAGTCTGCGAAGGTACCGATACAGAACTTCGTGGCGACTTGAAGTCATTCGGAACCATCCAGAAGGTTACCAAGGAGCTAGGCGAGTGGCAGGAACAGAGCGATAAGCGCGCCTACTTTCTGATAACCGCCGACGTGACTATGGATGGTAATCTCAACCTGGCTGTCGGCGGAGGCGGCGATGATAAGATACTCGCTTTCATGATGCATGGAGCCATGAATGCCAACGAGAACCTGCAGAAGGCTCTGTACACGGCTTGCAAATTGCAGGATGAGATTGATATAGATAACAATAGTAACAACTAATTTTTAAGCAGATTATGGAAAATCAGAATAAAAATGCTGCAGCTAAGGTTGCAGCCAACATAGCAGAAGAAAGAAAGCACCCTATCTTCGAGGAGTGCGAAGTAATGGTTGCCGGCAAGCCGGCACGTGAACACATGCTCAGCATGAACGGCATGTACATCTCGGGCATTACCGACGAACAGCTCAAGGAGATGCACGAGAAGCTGGGCAAAATGCTCTCAGGGAAATAGAAAATAGTTTTCTAATTTATCATGTAATTAAGCTTTTTAATATTCAAAAGAGTCAGATCTCTAATTAAGGATGGCTGCCCGTGAGGGTGGCCATTTTTTCTGGAGCATAAATTTGGTTTTTCAGAAAAAGTGGTGTATCTTTGCACCCGAGAATTAGTAATACATTAAAATATACAGCTTATGGGACTGATAACTTATATACAAGGCTACTCCGCCATTATAGCGGTAGTACTGATGCCTTTCCTGGTTAAGAGCAGAATTCCCGCCTACTGGGTACTCTACCTTCTCTTCTGCACTATTCTTACACCCTTCATAGGGTATCCTCTATATCGGATCTGTATCCTCAAGAGATAGGGTGTAGTCCTTTGCCCTTTGTCTGTCTGTTACTATATTTGCATTACTAATTAGTAATGTATAAGAATATGGTAACAGACAGTCTTGTTAAAAAGAAATTCGTTCACGAGACTCTTCAGGCAGGCATCCTGAAGATATACTCCACCCAGGAGAACGTGGTGCGTAATCACTACCAGCGCCGTACCGGCCGATTGCTCACCACGCTTTCCGCTCACTCGTTCGACAGTCAGATATCGGGCGAGAACCGCACCGTCTTCGTGCGCATCCTTCCTTATCTCCGTTTTCTGGATATGCAGTACCGGCAGCGAAATGACCGTGTCAGCAAGTTCAAGCGCCGAAATCTCGCGCTCTATAACCGCGTGGTCTGGGGTGTGCTGTATCACGAAACATTCCCTAAGCTTCGCTATGGTTTCAACGACGAAGTACGGAACAGCATACGTCAGGAACTGGAACAATCACTCAACCCACAAAAATAATAAGTTATGGCCAACAAACATTTAACGGAAGATGAAATCCGATATACCGTAGATGTGAAGACTGCCGATGCGCAGAAAGCCATCTACACCCTGGAGCAGCAGAGCAAGAAACTGCGCTCAGAGAACAAGGCGAGACTCAACCAGATGATCAGTCTTGAGGCAGCCGGAAGAAAAGAGTCGGAAACATACAGAAACCTGAAGAAGCAGTACTCCGAGACCAGCAAGGAGATCCGCACGCTTACCAGTCGGATAGGCGAGCAGACAAGCAAAATCGATATCCTGGATATGAGCATGGTGCAGCTGAAGAAGCAGCAGAAAAGCCTGCAGAAGGAATTGGATAATACCGTGCAGTCGCTCAATCCGGAGGCCTATGGCGTACTGGAACAACGCCTGAAGGATGTTTCCGGTCGTATCTCAGAACTGAAGCAGAACGCCAAGAGTTTTGGAGAACTTGCATCTGATGATACCGTGAATGGTGTGCTTCTGGGTAATATGCTGACCAAAGGTGCAGAGCTCTTTGGAGAAAAAGTGAGGGAGTTCACGGATTCCATCGCAGAGCTCGTTAATGGCGGTCTTGAGATGGCAGAGCAGGCAGACGGTGTGACCAAGGCATTCAATGACTTGAACCAGGAAGGCCTGCTGGATAATCTTCGCAAGGCAACCAAGGGAACCGTAAACGATGTTCAGCTGATGACGGCTGCCGTACAGGCTAACGATTTCCGCATTCCGCTGGAAGACCTGGGCAAGTATCTGGAGTTTGCCCAGCTGAAGGCACAGCAGACTGGCCAGTCTGTAGACTACATGACCAACAGCATCGTGACCGGTCTTGGCCGCAAGTCTCCTCTGATCCTCGATAACCTGGGAATCTCTGCAGCAGAAATCTCGGAGAAGACCAAGGAGACGGGCGACTTCATGAAGGCTGTGGCAGAGATTGTAGATACCCAGCTGGCTGCGGCAGGAGAGACCTATATCAGCGCAGCCGACCGGGCAGCCCAGAAGACGGTAGAACTGCAGAACGCCCAGAAGGCTCTGGGCGACGAAATCCTCCCGCTCAAGGAACAATGGGATGACGCCTATGCAGATATGCAGCTGAACACCATCAGTCTCATTTCCTGGTGCGTAAAGCATCAGGGCGTAGTGAAGACGCTCGGCATCTTGCTCACAGCCTTCACGGTTGTAGCGATTGCCACCAGCAACGCCATCAAGACGAATATCGTTGTAACCAAGGGCGCTGCCGCAGCCCAGCAGGCATGGAACGTAATCTGCGCTACAGGGACCGGACTCATGAAACTGCTGCAGGCGGGCTTCTACCTGCTCACGGGCAGGGTGACGCTTGCCAAGAATGCCTGGACCGCCATGAATGCAACGATGAAGGCAAGCGTCTTCGGGCTGATTACTGCAGGAGTAGCTGCACTCTCCCTGAAGTTATGGGATATGCACAAAAAGCAGAAAGAGGCAGCAGCTTCGGCCAAGGAACTGGAAACCATGGAGCGAGACCTAAATGCCCAGGTGAACGAGCAGACCGCCAAGGTGAAGCAGCTCAATGAAACCATGCGCAACGAGAAGATCTCCATGGACCGCCGTAAGGAGGCTCTCAATGAACTCAAGAAGATTATTCCAGGTTATAATGGTCTGCTCTCTGAAGAGGGCAGACTGACAAGGGACAACAAGAGTGCCATTGATGACTATCTCGTTTCTCTGGAGAAGGAAATCAAACTGAAGGCATACAAGGATAAGCTTGTGGACCTGTATAAGCAGAAAAGCGACCTTGAGGATAAGAGAGACGAGCAGGATAAGACTTATCATGATGCAAAAACAGACAACATCCTTCATCCACAGAATAGTTTTATCAGAGGTGTCTCTAAGTTCTTCGGCACAGATACGGAAACGAATGCCAAGAAGGCGCTCAACAATACCGAGCAGCAGATAGACCGCGTAAACGGAAAGATAGACGAGCTGAACTCCAAGATTGCGGATATCGGTATTGTAACTCCTAAAAAAGCCAGAGGAAACGGCGGTGGCGGCGGTGGCAGAACGGGCAATCATACCGGAACCACAAACACCACCTCCAAGCCTAATCCTGATGATATCGCATCGAATAGATTTTCTGAAAACCGACAGGCTGATATCGATGCAGCCAATCAGGATTACCAGCAGGACCTCAACAACTGGAACATGGCTCTCGCTCAGAAAAAGGTATCTCAAGAGAAGTACGACCTCGCCATGCAGGCTCTGAAGACTCAGCATACCGCCAACATTCTCGCCATCGAAACCTCGTATAGCGAGCAGTCGCAGAATATCGGAATTGCGGATGGCGCAAAGAAGAAATCACTCCAGGATAAACAGCAGGCGAACCTACGGGCTGCAGAACAGGCTCATTTCGAGCAGCAGGTGGCAGTAGAACAGGCTTATCAGGACGCCCTGGCAAAGGTGATGGAGCAAGGAGAGACGCAGCAGGAACTGACCCTGGAACAGCAACGCGACCAGAAACTGGAAGTTCTGAAGGGATATTATCAGGCTGCGCTCAATATGGCCAAGCAGAACGGGGAAGATACTACCCAGCTGGAGAAGGCATATAAGGATGTGCAGACCCAGATAGAGGCGGAATATACTGCCAAGCATAATGAGCAGCTTGCCCAACAGGCCGACAAGGAGAAGCAGGCTAGGCAGGCTCTCGGTTTCGACCAGCAGAGTGAATACGACCGACAACTGGAATTACTTCAGCAGGCACTCGACAACCAGTATATCACTCAGCAGGAATATGAGGAGAAAGTGCAGCAGCTGAAGAGAGATTCCTTCATGAAGCAGGCTCAGTACTATACAAACCTCTTCAGTAATGCCGTGACTTCGCTGCAGAATGCCGAGATGGCGAACGTGGATGCCAAGTATGATGCAGAGATCAAGGCTGCCGAGGGTAATACGGCACTCCAGGAGAAACTGGAGAAGAAGAAAGCTAACGAGAAACTGAAGATACAGAAAAAGTATGCTGATGTGAACTTTGCTATGCAAGTGGCTCAGATTGTCTCCAATACTGCAGTATCTATCATGAAGGCACTCGCCGATTTGGGACCTATTGCCGGACCTGTTGCTGCAGCCCTGATGGGTGTGACGGGTGCAGCTCAGTTGGTTGTGGCAAATGCAGAGCGCCAGAAGGTGAAGCGCATGACCCTCAACGGAAGCGCCAGCGGTTCTTCTTCGGTAGGTTCCCGTGTGGCAAGCGGACGCGAGAGTGGTGGACGTATCGATGTAGAGCGCGAGCAGGATGGCAAACACTTTAACGCCGAGTATGCACCAGGTAAGCGCGGGTACGTAGATCATCCTACCGTCATCGTAGGCGAGGGACCTAGGGGCAGGAGCAAGGAGTGGGTGGCATCGAATGCAGCCCTTGAGAACCCTACCATCGCTCCGCTCATCAACCTGATGGATGCAGCCCAGCGTGCCGGACAGATAAGAACCTTCGATATGAGCAAGTATCTCATGGCCATGCAGGGCAGGGCGCTGGGTGGAAGTATCGCCCGTCAGTCTGTCCGTACCAGTCCGGACATCGCTCCGGGAGGGGCAGATTTTTACGTCCGGACGCAGGAATCTGCGCATCGCGACGCAGGAAATGCTACGTCGGGACGCAATAATGACGAGCTCCTGGAACTGCTCAGGGAGCTCAAGAGAGACGGAATCCGCTCGTTTGTATCACTTTCGGACCTGGATGCAAAACAGGAACTGAGAAACCAGGCGAGAAAATTTGCTAAAAAATAAATCTTCTGAACATGAAAATAACAAATCTGGATAAAGGAAAGGCCTACCAGCTCGGCGAAGGCGCCAAGCTGGAGGTAGAACGTACCAACCCGTTCTTCAACGATTACGGGGAAACGACCTCCCCGCTGGATATTCCGGCAAGCGATTACAACCGCATGATACTGGGCTATCCCGATACCTTCGGTATGAGGGATAAGATGGTGGCTACGAACGTAAGCATCGAAGACGGTGAGTATTTCGCCCAATGTAGGCAGATTGTTCTCTCGGCACAGCACAAGGGAAACATCTCTTCTTCCTTCTATATCAACGACGGATCCTTCTACTCGAAGATACAGAACGTAAAGCTGAAGAGTATCTTCAAGGACGAGATGATACCGGGGTGCACAACCGTAGACGAGTGTATCGAGTTCTGCAGATCTCTCGTAGGCGGCAAGAACGAAAACTATGATATCTTCCCGGTTCTGCTTACCGATGACTCGGGTAGAGATACCGAGTACAACTACAAAATACTGAACTGGGGATGGAATGCAGGTACTATGCGTACTGCCAGCTACTGGAGATATAAGGAAGGAGGCGGTTACGAATACGTAACAGCTCACGAGATGCGTACCTGGTCTCTGGGCGTTGACTCGCCGTATTTTGCGGGTGAATGGATGCTTACTGATCATGTAAACGAAATACCGATATCTCTGACGAAGGGATATTATATATCTCCTTTTATCCGTGCCAATTATTTGTTGAAGCGGATTTTCAAGCATTTCGGGTATGACCTCAAGGAGAATTTCTTCACCAAGACGGCTCCATTTAATAAGATGGTTGTCTTGAACAACGTGATAGACGTGCTAGTGAATGGACATATCCGTGTCGAAGATCTTCTGCCAGACGTGTCAGTATCTGATTTTCTCTCAGTTTTTCGGAAAAAGTTTCTGTGCGAGTTCGTTTCTGATGAAGGAACTCATACTGCAGATATCATCTTCCTGAAAGATGCGATAGACAGTAAGCCGGTTGCGGATCTTACCCGCCAGATGACTGAAGAACCTACCTTATCTTATAAGGCTGCATCCGATTATAAACGTGTTGTACTGCGCCCGAAGTATCAGGCGGATAGCGATACTGAGGATAGTTACGATGATATTAAGGATATGGTATCGAAAAATTCTGGCGCCTACTTTGATAGCGCAGACGGTTGCTTCTATAAGAAAGGTTATTCCGGCAACTACAGCGTGAAAGTAAAAATAGGTGGCTGTTCTCAGAGCTACGATTCTGGAGATGATGATATTGATACTCAAGATGTAGAAATACCAGAGATGATACCGGAGGTTCGTACGCTCAAGTATAGGGAAATCTTAGACGGGGAGACCGTGGAAAGAGACATGGACAGGCAACTGTATATCGGCGATTACGCTACGCTGAATTCATCGATGAAAGTTGCAACGGAAGACGGAGAAGAGGTAAGTGAATCGACTCCTACGTTGCCCGTCATGCTCGCCTTCCCTTACGTATCTTCAGATGGTATAGCTTGCGGAACCGTGACAGCATATGATACGCATCTATATTCAAATGTCGGGTTCGGCTCGCATCGTCAGGGAGAGCAGACGCCAAGGAAGATATTCGATTACTCCCTGGTGTATAATGGTGAGGATGGTATCTATGAAAAGTTCTACCGGCAGTATGATCTCCTGCTCAGGAATTCACTCCAGGAACTCAAGGTAAAACTGCTCCTTTCCCAGTCGCAGAAGCAGAACCTTCCTTCTTATGCGAAGGTTGTGATTAGAGGCGTAAGTTTCTTCTTCAACAAGCTGAAGTTCACCCTCGGAGGAAAGAGCGAACCAACGGAAAGCGAGCTCAGAACCATCGCTCTCACTACTCCTGTTAACGAGGCAGAGAGCCTGGAAGATATGATGCCGGCAATGACCTGCAAGTACCAGTGGCTTGGATTCGAAGAGACGGTAGAGGTTTCAGAGAATGACTATAAAAAATCAGGTAACGACCAGGACCGTACCTTCAAGATCATTTATCCTCCTCTCCCTTCAGCTGAGTATGTTGGCAAAAAATACGGCCTGCAGAAATCATACGTGAGCCAGAAAACCCGACACGCAACGATGTTCCGTCACAGTAAATGGGTATACCATTGTACGACCGTCTGGCTGGAATGCATACCGATTTCGTAGGATATTGTCCTTTGTTATATACCTGTATTATCTTACCTTTGCAATATAATCAAAGCAATTTTAAGATGATACAGGTTTTATTATATCCAGATGCTCTGAGCATGGTAGGCTCCATGAATGCCTTTGAGATATTCAGTACCTCGAAGGCTGATGTGGTTTTCGCTCTAAGCTATAAAGGCTCAAGCGCAAACATCGTTCAGCACACTTATACGCCGAACGATAAGAACCGAATTGCGTTATCCGTCAAGGATATCATCCTTCCTCTTCTCAGCTTTGAGGTAAAGGACAGTAGTGAACCTTATGCTCAGCCGAACATCATGAAATCCTTTGTGGCGACACTTTACGAGGTTGGCAGCGAAGGCAGCAAGAAGGAATTCACCTTCTCCGTGATACGTGCCGGTGTGGACAGACTCTCTGATTCGGCTACCAATTTTCTGAAAAACAATTTCCTCACCTGGCAGCCGCAGGTGAAGGCCGTAACCTATTATTCTCCGGAATTCCTTACCTATTACGCAACTGCCACCAGCGTGATGAAGTGCAAGGCATACATGTGGAATGGGACCGCCTACGAAGAGAAGGAAGTGGTACTGATGAACCATATGAATGCCGGAACCGTTTATACCGTACCGGTACAATACGCCATTATCGCCAAGAAGATAGGCGGTTCTATCCAGCCATCTTATTACGATATCTGGGTAGAACAGGACGGGAAGCGGGTTACCTACGTACAACGCTACTATGCTAGCGACATGAAGAGCGAAGAAGAAGAGTGGTTCCTCTTCGAGAATTCGCTGGGAGGTGTAGACTGTTTCCGCGCTTACGGCAACAGCGAAAATACTGCAGAACATACCCACAATGTGGCAGAAATAGAGGAAGACTCTGAAGAATACCGCGTAGATACCACTCGCAAGTTCAAGAAGAACACCGGATTCCTGGACAAGAAGGAGCGCCTGTGGATGCTCGATTTCTTCCCGTCTCTGGGTAAGTATGTTTACCATGGCAATTCTCTTCGTAAGATAACCGTTACCGAGAGTGACGTGAACTACGAGGCGAAGGAGCTGCCTTCGAACTATACCTTTACATACAAATATTCAGATGCCCGTCCGTACCTGAACCTCACGAGGTCAGATGCCAGCGATTTCAAACAGATGGATATCCATCTACCCGAAATCGGAAATTTTACTATCGCCCCTCGCTTAGTTGAGTTCCCACGTCAGCTGCTGAGTGGAGGGGTACTCTTCCCTGTTCAGGAGCCATATTCAGAAACATGGGGTGTTACTACTGCAGACGCTCTCTTTAACTACTTTGCAAGTACTCTGAGCGACCGATATAGTGGCGGAGGAGGTATTGGCCATCAACACTTCAATATCGAAGTGTTGAACGGACTTTCTTATGATTACGGTTATATCCTATACCAGGGCGACAGAATAAAGGCAGGTATGGCAGACGACTGCACTCCTGGAGGCGCGCTCGAAAAGAAGATGTTGCGCAAGGATATAGACGATACGGCTAAAGGTAAGATTACCTTCGAGGATGTGATATCCCTACTGAAAGGATTGAAGCTTGGAGACGGAAAGAGCCAGATAACTGGCGAGGGATTAGCGAAACTCTATGCCTTCATGACATACAATTTCGTTTCCGGAGCTTATGGTTCCGGCGCAAGTATCGATAATAATGGTGACGCAGAAATGAACAGCCTGTTCGTCCGTCAGTTCATCTCTGCTCCTAAGTTCGTCTTCAACGAAATCTCTGTAACCAAAGCGGAGCAATGGAATACCAACGGCTATGGAACCATCGAGAGTGTTGATACCGGGAAACACATCATCTCTCTTCATCTGGAGGGAAACGATTACGGATCTCTGCAGGTGGGAGATATCTGCCGCGGTATCTATGCCGATATAGATAACGCCCATGGTTCAGATAAAAATACAGAAGGTGCGTTGGATGATTGTAACTTCGTTCTGCATAAAGGTTTCTTCACTACTTACTTTTATGTGAAGAAAATCATCACTAGCGAGAAGGGTAAGTTCGTATTCGAATATGGTAAACGTTCGGAGGCAACTCCGGATCCTTGCGCCTATATGGATTTTGCCCAGTATGGTAGTTTTACCGATAATAAGCGCCAGAGTAGCATGTATTTCTCTTCGAGGGGAAACAGCTATATCGAGGTGCTGGATGGTGTATGCAACTGGGAAGTGCTGCCGCAGAATCGTGTGGCGAGATACGGATGGCTTAGTGGCCTGGCTTTGACTAAAAGGGATGGCAGTATCGTGCGTCCGGAGGGTAATGGTATCTACGTACAGGATAATATCTACTTCGGTGGCAACATCAACTACCTGCAAGGTCTTTCCGGACTGGACGACCTGAAGAACGAGGCGAAGGCTTATGATGTGAGTCTCTCGCAGTACCAGAGTGTCATCACGGTAGATGATATGGGTAATGTCATTAATGGTCTCTATACTCAGGACGAGGGCAAGGCTACCAAGCAGTACCGTATCTCTACGGCTGTCTTCGTGCGTAAGGGCATGGATATTCTGCTCGAAGGAGATGCGAATAGCGAGGACGTGACAGAAGGACATTATCGCTTGTATGTAGTAAGCGAGGACTGCGACGTAGAGGTGAAGAACTCTACCGTTTTCATCAAGGGTGTCAAGAACATCAAGGATGGTGTTGCCGGAACTGCAGATGATACCAATTTCGATTACGCAGCTATGCGCAAAATGTCGGATGCGATGGTGACCATCGTCGTAGACCTTGAAGGTAAGACCTCGAAAACGGTGCAGATGCCTATCCGTATACAGCACGACAGCCTTCCTTTTATGGTGTGCGACCTGAGTAATGAGAGTGCATCGGTAGCCTGGAATACCAGAGCCGGTAAGTATATCGGTTTCCCTATCAAGACTAAGGTTTCCCTCATGTATCACAATGAACCATGGGAGATTTCCTCGCTCAATATCTCTAAGGTGGCAGGCTTGAAGACTTCAATGAGTATTGATGGTAAGGCAAAGGTGATTACCGTTGATGCAGATAATCTTACTGCCGATACGCTCGACCAGGTTACGAAACTGGACATCACGGTTGTGGGCAAATATGCCGGAGCCAGCTACGAGTATACCCGAGAACTTACTATTTTGAAATCGTCTGATACCGTAGTCTACGAGCTGATACCATCTGCCGATAGCGTGATTATAGACAATCAGGGCAATATGAGCGCAGAAAGTATCTCATGCGATATATGGGCAACATCATCCGACGACAAGAGATATAAGCTGACAGAATTACCTGCAGGGTATCATCTGAAGCATGGAACTGCTGATACTCCTGATACCGATATGGAAATAGGCGCAGAGGTATCTGTGCAGAGTAATGCCCGTCAGGTGGTGTTCGCTTTATACGATGCTTCCGGAAATGTACTGGATAAGGAAAGCGTTCCGGTACTCACCTGTGGAGCGGATGGCGATGGGTATGAGTATATCTATTATCTCTCTGATCAGTCTGATTCGAGTTTCATTGCACGGCCTTCCCGTCAGCAGGGCGTCTTGCAGCCTAAGGGATGGCAGGATGATCCGATGGAGCCGACTCGGGAGAAGCAGTTTGTATATGTGGCATACAAGACTGGAGAGGTAGGAGCGGATGGCAGTTTCTCTGGCCCTAAGCTCTTCAATCGTTACCCGAAGAGTATTTCAAGTATCGAAACCTGGTATTGTGCTGGAGATAGTTCTGAAGTAAACCAGAATCCGACAGTATTCAGAGAACATGGCAGTAAAGACTTCAGCAAAATTACCTTAAACGATGAAACTCCGTGGCTGTGGATAATGAAAATTACGTGGTTTACGGATGGGGACGAAGTTATAAACTTTTCGTGTGGAGGTTATAAAGCTAAGGATGGTAAGGATGGCGATGGTCTCGTCGTAGGCTATCAGTCTTCAGCTTCAGAACCATCAGTTCTTCCTGTCTTAAAAACGCTTGCCGACTATGATAAAGCGCAGGATAATATTGGCAGCGGCTGGACCAAGACGGCTCCTATTACGGGCGGTAAGAGTGTCGTGCTGGGTGGTAAGATTACAACAGATGAGATTATCGACCGGTACAACAGCAGTACTAGCGCATGGGGAACAGAAGAAAGTGAAATTCTGTTAGATGGCATCAAGCAGAAGAAAACTTTCTATAAAACTCCTTCCTCTCTTGGTGACAACGGCAAGTGCATACGTCGTATTAAGGTTGTTAACCATTTCCGGGATAGCTATCTCATAGTGATGGTGAAGTCTTATTCTGAAGCCAACTGGGACCTGGTATGTATCTCTCGTCTCTATCTGCCATCTGAGGTTATCAATAGTGATGGTAATCAGATAAAGGAAGATAGCGAATATCTCAACAGGTCGGAGCATGCCTATGTAGTAAGCGGAGATGGTCAGAGTCTTGTTGCTAAATTATCCATGCCTGATGCAGGAGAATATTATTTCTTTATCGGATATTTCAAGGATGGCGGCACAGACAGCTACGGCGACTATGGTCTCTTTGCCTGGCAATCGATGATAGCTCTTACTGAGAGTTTATGGCGCACCGACGGAACCGTAGATGCTGTAGGCAACATAACCTGGAGCAAGGCGATGCCGATGCAGGCTGAGTCCATCATTATGGAACGCGCCTATATCGCTACCACTAACGATACGGAGGCGCCAGCCAAGCCTTACCGTACAAATGGTATCCTACAGGGAGGATGGACGGCAAAACGGCTGGCTGTATCGTCTACAAACCGGTTCATCTGGGAGTCTGTTCGTACAGGAAAGCATGGTACTGACTCTGTTCAGGACGATTGGAGCCAGCCTGTTGTGGTGGCCAACTTTGCCGAAGCCGGAAAGATGGGTAAGAACGGCTGCATCATCCGGAATTCCGAAGGATGGAAGAGCGGGGCAACTTATCATAATGATTCTGTCCTGACCCAGGAACAGAAGTATATCGACTTGATATATATCGAGGATAGTAATGCTAACGATGGCTGGTCTGTCTACCAATGTAATGTCACGCATACGGCTACGGGCAGTTCCTTCGACCCTTCAGCAGTTGACTCTAACAACATTAAGCTATGGGTAAAACTGAGTGATGCCGGCCCGATGTATTGTCCTCTTATCGTGGGAAAGAATGCGGTTCTGAAGTTTGCCCAGGGCCAGCAGTTCAACCTGATGGAGGGCAATAATATCTTTGGCTCATTCCGGTGGGTGAAGGATGATGCGGATTATGCGTTCTGGATAGGCGGTACTGAAGGCAGCAAGGCTACTACTTCTATAACTAGAGGTGGTAAGCTGACAGCAAAGAATGCCGTGATTACAGGAACGATTTATGCAACTTCAGGAACTATTGGAGGTCTGAATATTACAGAATCTGGGCTTAGTATTGGTACTTATTATCAGAATGTTCTATATATGGGTACGGTACTGGAACAATCATCGTTCTGGAATGGATACTATAATAATGGGTATGGAGAGGTATGCGTCGGTAAGGCTGCGTTACTAAATCCTCTTACCAATTATTGGCAAACGACATGTGATATGTATGGAGATCGTGCATCTGGCCAGACAGGATCTTCTAATGTCGCTAATGCAACGATGATAGTTCGCAAACTTAGTAACGGATTGAACCTGAACAGCTCTGTTAGCGCAAGAAATCCAGTGAATAATCCTGCTTACGCAGCTTTACATGTTGATACAGACGAAGGCATCGGCATACGTAGCATTGGCGGTAATCTTCTGGGATGTATCGCGCAGAATGTGATTCGAACTGGTTCTGTGACGCAGAAAGAACAGACTGCTATTGATAACAATAGAGTAGGTATCCTGGTTATGGTTAACAGCAGCGAGGTGGACGTAAAACTTCCGAAGACTCCTATGGTGGGTCAGATGCTGATAGTCGTACAGGGTAATAGCAGGATATATTTCGACCCTGTTGTTTCAGGCAGAAGGCTATATTGCTGCGGCAAGATACATACAACCTCAGATAAGTTTTATTCTGATGATGTCGGGCAGTTTAATATTCTGATCTGGGATGGATATAATTGGCAGTTGCAGTATATATATCATTAACAAAATATAAGAATATGAAGATAAATCTGGAAAGAGTAGAGGTCTTTACTGACCTCAGTAAGACACAATGCGCAGTAATGGATATGCGCAAGGAGATAGCTAACGTCATCTATGAGCGCGGGCAGGGATTAGCCTGCTCCGTGCTCGCCCATAAACTCTACGAAACGCAGGGCGAGGTGGAGATTGACGATAGCGAGAAGGAAATCATAAGTCGTGTAGCCGAGCAACTGCTTACCCCGGCTGCAGGCGAAGGAGTTATGAAGCAGATAAAACCAGAATAGTATTATGGCAGCAGTAAATATCAACGACGTAGCCAGCCAGCTGAATACGGCATCTCGCCTTGTGGTGAGTACCGACTTCTTCTGGATCTACATGGCTAACGGCTCGCAGGTTAAGATACCTGCCGAGTTCGCAAGGGCTTACCTGATCGCAGGTATTAAGCCAACAATCAACAGCAACGGCCATTGGGCGATAGGTGGCGAAGATCTCGGTGTAGTAGCCGAGGGAAAGACCCCTCAGTTTCGTGGCGGCACGATGGGTATCGAGGTGAGCTATGATAATGGCAAAACGTGGTCTCAGGTAGTAGCCTATACCGATATAGACCCAGACCTGGAAGCTCTTGCCGCGGCTTATACCAAGGTAACGCAGGGCGAAGCTGACCGAGTGAAGGCTGAAAGTACTCGTAATAGCAACGAAGCCGCACGTCAGAACGCCGAAACTGCTCGCAATAATAACGAGACGGCACGCAAGACGGCAGAAACCAAGCGACAGCAGGATACCTCTGCCGCCATTACCAACTCAAAGACGCAGACCGACCTCGCTAAGGAAATGAACGATCATCCACCCAAAATGGGAAGCAACGGAAACTGGTGGCAATGGGACCTCTCCAAGCATGAATATGTCGATACGGGTGTCATTGCTCGAGGCGGCGCTATGTATCCGTCATTCCGCCAGCATCGTAACAAGTTACTTATGATTGATTACGGAAGCCATGTCGCAGAACATGTTGTCAAGCGTAGAAACAAGTTAGTCATTAAAGTTTAATAAATATATGGCAGATAATACAAATATCATTGTTGTTGGTAATGTCGCCTTCACCGATCAAGGTACCTGGAAGTCGGACTACTCATATGAAGAGGATGGACAGACTGTTAGGGGCTACGATGAAGGGGATATAGTTCATACATCTACAGGAGTCTATGCGTCACTGGAGGATGGTAACACAACAACTCCTTCGGATACAAACACCAAATGGCGCAGATGGCTCGATAAGACACCAACCATCAAGGCACAGAGTGCAGCCGACGATGCCAACAAGGCAGCAAATCTCGCTCAGAGTGCAGCCAATACTGCACAAGAGCAGGCTACAGCTGCAGCAGCACAAGCAGCTCTAGCTGAGACAAAGGCTACTGAGGCAGATGCTGCCGCCAAACGAGCCGATGCCAAGATCGCACAAATGGATGGATTGGCAGGTCAGATAGCCACAGGCTTCATCGCACCATCGCGTATGAACCTGACCTACCTCCCGGAGATAAGCCTACGCAACAAGGTGGCACAGCGCATCACAGCCCAACTCATACCGAGCTACCTCCCTCAGAGCGTGCTCTTCCAGCGTGCCGAGGGCGACTCGCTGGTGGCAGACCCAAGCGGCAACCTCATCGTCAAGGGCGAGGGCACGACCAAGTTCTGGGTCATCCCCACAGCCAACACACCGCTTTGGCAAGAGGTGAGCATCACTATACACCAGCCACGCCTTCGCCTGTCGGCATCGGGAAAGCTACGCAAGGTGGGCTCATCATTACGCATCATTTAAATCACATTGTTTAATCAATTAAATACAGTTTAATTATGGCATTAACATCAGAAGAAGAGGCTAAGGTCAAGGCTATCATCGCAGCCTTCGACGGGGCGCAGCAGGTGGCAGACCTCCCTGCTGCCGACACTTCCTCGACAGACAAACAGATTGAGGTCTACGATAGAAAGACGGGCACTGCACAGCAGATGTCGCTCAAAGACGCTGTAGATATGGGACAGAATCTTTGGTGCGGGCGTGTCTGGAATCTAGACAACGCAACCCCTCAGGCAGCAACCTATGTGGGATCGCTTGAACTCTTGAGAGAGCTGCCAATTCAGCTTGGTCTCGGTTGCTACCTGGTCAAGAATGACCATAGCCGCCGAAAACTCGACTCCAAAGATCATCACAAATATGCCACAGGAGAGGCTGCAAAGTTAGACGGATCAGAGGGACATTACCAGTGGGGATGGAACCGTAAGTTCTATCTGGTATTCAAGACCGTAGGCCGCTTGTTCTATATGAAGGTTGGACTTACTCCAATCAAAGGTGAATATAACTACACAATCCCTATCGGATCACGTTCTGCCTCTGGCCATGCCACTTTAGAGCGCAGCACAGGTCGTCTGGTTAGCTTCCTTAATACAGACGCAGACTACAGAGGTGGCAATAACGATGCCACCCTCGACAACACCAACCGCTCGTTCCTCGGCAAGCCAGCCTGCAACCAAAACACAGAGTACTGGCGAGCTGCGGCCAGAAAGAACGGCACGGGGTGGCTCTGTTCCTCGATGCGCCACTTCGCCGTGACCGCTGCGCTCTTCGGGGTTATCTTCGGCACCCACTACGCACAGGCGGCAGTCAACACAGAGCGAGATGCAAACGGACTCTATCAGGGTGGTCTTGGTCCTGGCGTGACACAAAAAGACTGGAGTGCGTGGAATAGCTACAACGGCTGCCGCCCGCTTGTCCCGATGGATGCCGGTCTCGACCTGGGCGATAGCTGCGGAGAGACTACCGTCAATATACTCAACGATGACGGCTCTACCTGGTATGCGGCCAAGGTCAACTCCTTCTTCGGCCTTAAAAACTCTTACGGTCATCTCTGGTATCATATGGATGATGAGTTCGTAAGGGTCAACGAAGATACGACAGTCACCCACCTTGTAGCACCTTCCATCTATGGTTCATGGACTGTCGGTAATGCCACAGGAATGATTGCCTACAGCACATCCATCAAAAAAGGCGAAGGCTGGGCAACCATGCTCTCCATGGACAACCTGGAGAATTTTCCAACGGTCGTCGGAGGCAGCCAGACTACCTACTGGTGTGCTTATTATTGGAATACGTCCGGCGCAACAAGCGGTTTCCGTCTCTGCCTTCGTGGTGGTAGTGTTTACGATGGTGGTCTCTGCGGTCTTTCGGCGCTCGACGATAGCGATGATGTCTCGCTTGCCGTCGTGGACTACGGCGCCGCTCTCTGCGAAGCAGTAGAGGAGTGGCCAGTCGAACCAGTGTACGTGGCGGCCTAAAGATTTCATGAGTTTGCTGGGTGTACATAAGATTACTGGGTGTACATAAGAGACCTGAGTACACACGGCGAAGCCGAAGCACCCAGTGAGCTCGGCTCGCTTCAATAACCGCCTTTGGCGGTCGGCGATAAAAAATTTTAGAAAAAAGTTCTTTGACATACTTCCATACCGATTATTTTTAGTATCTTTGCAGCGGTATTCATAATAATACCAGGTTGTGACCCTAGGTGCTGGTTTCCGTCTCTGCCTTCGTGGTGGTAGTGTTAACAATGGTGGTCAATGCGGTCTTTCGACGCTCAACGATAACGATGATGTCTCGAATGCCAACGTGAACTACGGCGCCGCTCTCAACTTTAACATATCTCAATACGGGGTGTTTGCTCTCCGTTCGAGACAACAGGGTCAGACCTCGCCCCATGGCGAAACATACACATAGTTCATCTAGCTGGTAGATGATGACAATAGGGTCATCCGGTCGAAGGTTATAGGATAAAAAATAGCAGACAACAGACATTACACAGTTTCACACAATTACACAGACATTACACCGCTTATGAAAAGATTTGGTAACATTTCTCCACAAGTCGAGACAAATGACAACTTTCGTCGGGCTTTCTATAATTATGCCCGACAAAAGATGTCTCGCAGGGGTGTGCAGGAATTTGATGCCAATCTAGATCATAACATAGAGCGTATGCTTGAAGCATACGCAGCCCAGACTTGGCATACATCAGGGTATGTACCTAAGGATATAGAATACCCGAAGCATCGCCAGGTTAACAAGTTGCCAGTCATAGATCATGTCATGCAACACGCAGCCCTCAATCCTGTAGAGGATGATATACGTAACACCATCTACTACCATTGCCCTGCAGGCTCTAAGGGCAAGGGCACTCATTATTTCTACAATATTATTAAGAGAGATATATTCAACTCTCCACAGCAAGATACATTTTATTGCCTTCCTATTGATATTCACCACTATTTTCAGTGTATAGATCACAACTTGCTCAAGAGTGAATATCGCCGCAAGATTAAAGACAGAAAACTCCTCTCCTTTATAGATGAGATAGTTGACTCGTTCAACCCAGGAATCGTACTTGGAGTAAAACTAGCCCAGCTACTGGGTCAGCTCTTTCTCTCCCGGTTCGACTATCTGGCACTCAGATGCTTCGATATCATCGACGACCCTGAAAAATTCCACTATTGGCAAGCTCGCTATGTGAGCGACATGCTTGTTACCTGTCGCACTCAGCAACAGGCTCAACTACTATGTGAGGGGGTCAGCTTTCTTAATGAGCGTTTCGAAAAGTTCTGCCGTCATGGGCTCCGTCATTATTATCGTTTCATGGATAACATCTATATTCTCCATGAAGACAAAGTTTTCCTGCGTCTGATGGCGGAGTTAGCTGTCATGCACCTAGCTCGTGATTGGCATCTCTCAATAAACAAGTCGTGGGGAATCCATCGAACTTGCGATGGTATAGATTTTTGTGGACAGGTCATCTATGCCGACCATGCGCTCTTGCGAAAACGGTTTAAACATGATCTCTGCAAGCAGGTGGCTAATCTTCGCAAACATGGGTTTACACAGAGACAAATAGAACTCAAGGCAGCTTCACGCCTTGGGTTAGGAATTCACGCCAATTCAAAAAACTTATATAAAAAAATCGGTATGGAAAGATTCGGAAAACTCGTTAAGGCTCGCAAATCTCGTGTGCCTTTCGAGGGAATGGAAAAATCACAGCAGCAATCCATCGAGGACATTATCTGCCGTGAGGGTCAGGATGAGAACAAATTCCTCATCCAAGTGATTGATTACAAGGTTGACGACTCTGTCATAGAAAAAGAGGTCGTACAGGTAGAAGAGACCGCTGCCGATGGCAGCACTCATATGGTCAGCAAAGAGATACCTAAGAAGCGTCTATCACTTCGCTATCGTATCATCGACCATTTTGAGGGAGAAAGCGAGGTCTGGCAAGCGGTAGAGCACTATCTATATACAGGTTCCAAGATTCTCATAGATCAAGCCCAAAATGACTTCTGTCGTGATGAACTTCCATTCTCCACCGTTGTCGCAGAACTGCATAACAAGTTTAAAAAGAAGTTCTATAAATTTACTTAACGATGAAAAAGGTATATTTATCTCGCAAAAGTTACGTCAGATTTGACGATGACCATTTCCTGCTTTACATTGGTGAGCAGAAAGTAGAAAACTATCATCCCGAGACTTCCGGTACTTCAGATACAAAATCTGAAGCTTCAGATTCGGGTAAAACCGCCTTCAGTTACGAAGGTGATGAAGCCGATGGTTCTACCAAGATTAAGGCAAAGTCTGCTACTTACGGTGATTTCACGGCAGGTTTGGTACGAACCAAATACAGCCAGAATCAGGTAGAGGCAATCTTGGCCAATCGAGGAGATGGAGATAAGAGCCACGAAGCAGAGTTCGATGCTTATCAGGCCTGGAGAATACAAGCCAAGCTGATAGCCCAAGAAGTTCTTGCAAGAGAACTCTAAACGTATCATAATACGAGATCGGGCTGAGGTAGCAGGTTTCTTTGATGTTTTTACATCATATGATATTCCAACGGAAAATGAAATTTCAAAAATGCTCGACGAAGGTTACGAACTTGAGATGTACATCATCGATGGGCGCATACATGTAGAGTGATATCCGCGTGATTTGTAGGAAAGTAGGATTGTAGGAGAAAAATCTCCTACAATCATTATATTAAAATACGCCTTCATACCCTATAAGATCACGATTCGCTTCTTTGCAATCCTGAGGGGTGTAGATGTTTGTAACCTTCACTGACGAGTGTCTGGCTTGATCTCTTACCGTAAGTAGATCGGTTTTTGCTTTAATCATATTAGTGATTCCCGTATCCTTCAGGCTGTAGAATTTATAGAAATCACTTAATCCCAACGTCTTTTTTACATTGTCGACCCAAAATCTAGAGAATCTTTCAGCCAGTATCGGCGTCATTCCCGGGCGGAACTTTTTCCCGAAAAGATAGAAGTCGGGCGGCGCTGAAAAAATATCCAATTCTTCCATCAATGCGATGACATGATTCGGGATAGTGACGATGGCATCATGCCCATTTTTAGTATATGCGCCATTAAGAGTTAATGTCTTCTTTTCCCTAGATATATCCTTGATTTTCAGAAAAGTCATCTCGTGAGGACGAACAAACAAGTAGTGAAGGATATAACAGGCTAAAAGAAAGTGCTTATTCTCCTTCTTTAGATATGACTTAATTTGCAATAGTACGTCATTTGGTATGACGCTTCGATTCTTCGGACCCAGTTTTGTGGAGGCGTTAACGCCTTCAGTCGGATCCTTCTGAACATATCCTCTCTCCATGAGATAGCCGGAAAACGATTTCAGCCAACCAATATAGTTATTTCTCGTTCGCAAGGTATTATTTCTTTCAACGAGAACATAATCTAAAAAATCGCACACAAACTTCTTGTTAAATTGATAGATATAAGTAATCCTCTTATCTTTCTCTACCCACTTGAGCATAAACGACAATTTGCACTCGTAATTGCATTTGGTTCCAGGCTTTATACCACCTTCTTTAGTAATTTTGGCGAGATATGTTTTATATTTATCGCACACGTCACTAAATAAAGCATACTCCTCTGGGTATGACTCTTCGATCCATGGATTCCATCCGTCAAGAAGCTTCTGGGTAAGACGCTTAACGAGTTCTTCTCCGTAAGCTCTTTGATTTCGCTTTCCTTTAATATGGTTAAGCATAATCTTCTTCAGGCGCATTGTATTGATACAAGGATCGAATGCCTTGAAGGATACGTAGCATTCCGACGCCTGATGAAAAGCAGGGGGAGTCCATCCAATTATTTGCTGGATAGCCTGTTTACTTTCGCGATGAGACAATTTTTTTTTGGTCATTTCTCTAATTTTTTAGCGAAACGCCCTAGTTGATATTATATTAATAACACACGCAGAATTGAGGCATTATATAATATATGCTTCATGTAATCCGTTATATATAAAACGGACTCATCGAAGATATATTATATTATATAGCAATTTCTTCTTCAGCTTAAAAGGAATATCGAAACAAAGAGTGATAGTAGATTTTTAGTAAATCCAGCTAATCGACACCGACTTTGCACCGACTGACCAAACTTAAAATAGGTATTTTGGTCTGGAAACCAAATGCTTACGGCATTTTTCGCAAAAAAGTTGATGTTTTGCTTAGTTTTTCGCTTGGCTCAACTGTATAGATAGTATATGAACAGAAAAAAGGACATAGAACAGTTATTCCGTCAGCATTACGCGAAGATGTACAATCTGGCCAGATGCATTCTTTCGGATGATGACGAGAGCAAGGACATCTCCTTGCAGGTTACGTATAATTTCAATGCCAAGCGCAGTAAGTACAAGGGTACGGGAGCCGGCAATGAAGAAAAGAGCCGCTTGTAGTTTTTGTTAGGAAGAAACTCTCTTAATAAACAATGAATATATGACAATCGGTCAAACGAAGGCAAAACCATATTGGCTTGCTCTTCGCTTGACCGATGTCTTTTATTTCTCTTCTGTTAGATACTCCTTTATTTGTTGTGCTCTAAGCGGTTTTTATCTCTACTTCGTTCTCTCATAAACTAAGATTTTATCACGTTCTACTGATTCCTGTGCAAAAGGGAGTAAGGTTCCTTCTGATACCAAATCAACTTTTCTACCTAAGAGTTCTTCCAAATCACTCCACATGCCGAAGAATTTTAAACCAATAGGTTTGCTCTTGTCCAAAGAAACCATAATATCGACATCGCTATCTTTCGTTTCTTCCCCTCTGGAGAAAGAACCGAACAGCCAGGCTTTCAGTACGGGTTGGGTGCTGAAATAATGGCGTAAAGCTTCTATGATGGCTCGTTTACCCATAATATAATGATGTTGTTTCTTGGTGCAAAGATACACTTTTTATTCGAAAGAGTAAGCTTTTATCTAGTTTTTTATTACCTTTGCATTGCTTTTCCAAAAAAAGTAGAAGATTTCTTCATTTTAGGGGTAATTGATTTCAGGAAAGCTTGTATATAAGAGTAGAAACAAGAAGAAAATGACGTGATGACAGAAGAAAATGAACAGCGGATGGAACGGCTGTTCCACGACCATTACGAGCAGA